CTGTGACTTCTGCACGTAGGCCGCTTTCCACGGCTACAGCATTTTGTTCCAACCATTGTTCAACAACATAGTTGAGGTAGGCATCTACCTTGTTTACCAATTCTTGGTGCATTTCTGCAACAACTTCGGCAGCTTGTTCAGCAAGAACATCTTCCATGATTTCCATTTCATGAGCTACACGAGCTGTTACTACAGCTTCAAACAATGAAGCAGCCTTGGTCTTGAATTCTTCTGAAAGTTCTGATTCAGTTGAAAGAAGGGTTTCTACATCCTTTGATAATTCTTCCTTCATCTTCACCTTTTGAGCTTCTACACGCTTGGTTACATCACCTAGCTTGTATTCACCCTTGGCGGCGCGAGCTGATGCTTGAGCGCCTTCTACTTTCTTCTTGACATCACCTGGTTGATAAGCTTCTTCAACTTCAGCTTCAACAACTTCTTCAGCTTCAACTTCCATTTCTACCAATTCATAGTTTGCCTTTTCTTCATCTGACAAAGCATTGAATTCTTCTTCTGAAATGAATTCTTCTTCAGCAGCTTCTACTTCAGTTTCTTCCTTCTTTACAGCTGGCATTGAAGGATTGGTCTTGCCATCATTTACCTTAGCTGCTTCAGCTCTCTTTTTCTTGAAAGCATCAATGGCTGATTGTACTGCAGGAGTTGGCTTGATGACTACAGCTTCTTCAACTTCTGCTTCTTCCTTGTAGACGTTGCCAGCGTTTGATGCTTGATTTACAACTGATGATGGATCAGCATGTGTGGTGAAGTTTGGAGCTGCACCGGCACCTTGACCCTTCAATTCAGCTGCCTTCTTCATCTTGGCGGCTTGTGTCTTGCCTTGTGTTTCTTGGTCATCTTCTGATTCAACTGATGCTTGTTCTGATGAACCTTGTGCCATTGGCTTTGATTCCATTGCACCGGCACCAGCAGCAAGACTGTTTACAGGATTACCTGGCTTTGCAGCTCCTGAAACATTCATCATTTGAACTTCTGGTTTTTCTGATGAACCTTGAGCCATTGGAGCTGCTTCTTTGTTGTTACCCATGCCTGGGAAAGCTTCATCCAATTGGGCCTTTGTATTCATCATTTCACGAATCTTGTTTTCGATTGAGGCCATTTAACTATCTCCTTATTAGTTACAAACGTTACTATTATTTATACAGCTTTTACTTCTTAGAAAGACTATTTAAAAAGTTTTCAAAGACACGTAGTTTCACTTCTTCCAATTGTTTCTTTTTGGTGGCTTCGATTAACTTCTTGGTTTCATCAATGTTTTGGTAAGTCCAGCTACCATTTACGAACATCCATTCTTTGTTTTCCATGATGCCTTGAACGAAAGCATCTGGTGCTGAGGGGTCAGCCACAATGTCAGCTGCAGTGGCTAGATAGAAATCTTCTTGTACTTCATTTACACCATCACGTTCTTTCAAAGTACCCATACCACGTGATGATACGCCAAGTTGTGCGCCGCCTTCAATCAATCCCTTCACAATGTTACCCATGGGAGTATTGAGAATCTTGGCACGACCCACATAGTTGTTTCCATCTTCCTTCAATGAAGTGATGATGTGTGATACACGGTCAAGATTGATGGTAGGACCTTCTGGGTGACCGAGTTCACCAAATGCACGCTTTGATTCCACATATTCCTTCATGTAACGTGCCACTTCTTTTTCCATCACGGACTTGGGATAGATACGATTGTTTCTGTTAGCTAGTTCGCTTTGAAGAAACACGCCTTCGATATACAAATCTTTATTTGTGCCTTCAGTAATGACTTGTACGTTTTCTACAATTTCTGAAATGAGTTTCATTATGGTATCCTTATGTCAATGGGTTTACGTGTTGAGTATCACCGTAACCAGAAATTTTTACAAGTTCGATAATTACTGTACCACCACCTGCAGGTGTTACTACTACTATGTTGCTTCCTTGTTCACGATTATCAGAAAATCCGTTGAATTCAAATTCCCGAGCTCCTGTCAATGCCCATAATTGAACAGAGTTTCTTGTAATGGTGGCGTTGCCTGAAGGAACTGACCAATGAATGGCTGAGATGTTCACCTTGGGTGAAGATGCTGTTTGACTGGCTGTTGCCAATGTTGCATCTAAATCAATGGTTTCAGTAGCACCTGTACCTGAAATAGCGACCACACAATGGATGGGAGTCTTTTTTAAAACTGTTAATGCCATTTATATATCCTCTTGTTTACTTTTTCTTTTTATATACAGGGACTGTAACCTTGCCTTTACCTTTTTCTATACCCTTCTTTGTGAAACCTTCAGGTGGGCGCCAGAATTGTTTGGCATTGGACATACGTGGTAGTCCAGCTTTCTTTGTGCTACGAACTCCTAGTTCTGTATTTCTATATGGAGTGAGATTGGATTCACCCATTTCTTTTTTCTTTTTAGCATAAGCAGCAAATTTTTGATATTGCTTTTCTGACTTTTCCCGACTCTTGCTACCCAACTTACCGTCCTTTCCAGGATATGGATGGGTATCTACATGGCGGAGTTTTTTATAACCTTGAGCAACTGGTTGACCATTTCTTGTATTCATATGCCAAGAAGCATCTGCTGCTCTACTAGCTTTGTAACTGGAAATTTCATCTAGTTCTACTTCTTCTGACATTTCTGATTGCATGTATTGTGCTGCTGATACTAGATAATCTTCTGCCAATGTGATTTTGCTTGCCACCCATTCTGGAAGATTGGTGTTTTCATCAAGCATATCATGCATCATTTGTGCATTGCGAACAATGGTCCGAAGTGAAGATTTGGCCATGTCACCTTCGTAATCATATTCACCCTTGTCAGCTTCATCTTTGACAGCTTCTTTCAACTTACGACGACCATATGCTTTGGAAGGAAGAACAGAAGGATGAAGTTTCTTTTGAATGATGGATGCTACATATTCATTCTTTTTTTCTTTATTTGCCTTCTTCACTTCTCCTTCCACTACTGTTTCTGCTTCTTCATTGGTTTTCTTCACTTGCTTTGGATCACCCTTCAATGAAGCAGATTGTCCTGGCTTTAAATGACCAAAACGCTTTTCCAAAGGACTTTTTGAAAGCCCTTTAATTGGCTTTTCAGGTTTCATGCTACCAGCTGGCAAACTATATTTGTTTTCTTCAATGGTTTCTTCTTCCTTCATAGCCATTTTTGGTTTTGCTTCAGCACCATATTTTTTACGAAAATAATTCATTTTCTTGCGAAGCTCCTTAGACATTTTTTCTTTGGGATTTTTCGCCTTAGGGCTGTGGCTTGGGGAAGGGTTGTAGAACAAAGCTTCATCTATTGTTTCTTCTTCCTTCATTGCCATCTTCGTGGCTGTGGCATACATCACACTCTTGGCATCAGAGCCATAACGACTGCGAAAATCTTTGAAGTTTTTCTTCATTGACTTCACAATCTTTTCGCGTTGTGCCATGTCGGCATCCGTCATTTTGGCTTCTTCCATGTTACTTACCTTTTTTGCGTAATTTGGCTAATACAGCACCTGCAATCTTGGCGCCACGTTCTTTACCATACTTACGACTTGCCTTCTTGGCAATCTTGCCAAACATCTTACCCTTTTTGCCAATGTCCTTGCCAGCTGCTGCTGACTTGGCTGAGTAAGAAGCTTCATCCATTTGTTCCACTTCTTCCTTCATACCTTTCTTCTTGGCACGAAGCATCTTGAAGTCATGAGCATCCAACTTGCCATTTTTGTTCATGTCAATCTTATGTTGACCACCCTTCAAGGCTTCATCAAGCTCATCTTCATCTTCTGCTTCTTCATCGTCATCTTCCATTTCTTTCTTCATCTTCTTGGCTTCTTCCACACATTCAGCACATTCTTCTGTGTTGAACATGGATGATGCCACTTCAATCTTTACAGCATCCAACACTTCTGTTACACGAGTGCTTAAAATATCATTTAGAAGCTTTTCTGCTCCTAGATTATCACCGCCGTCAATGCGGTCAATTAAATCTAGAACATTTTCATTCATTTCTTCCATAGTGGTTTCCTCTTGAATGGCTGGTTTTAATTTCGAGACATGCACTGTTACGGGATACGACTTGTTGTCCATGACTTGAACATTGACATGACCCATTAACGCAGCACGTTCAGCTTTTTTATTGTCAGCAGAATCGTGACGATATATCACTTTGCCTGTGACTTTCTTTTTGTTATGTGTAAAGGTGACCGTGTCACCTACCTTAACCTCATTTATTTCCATTCTTCTTCTCCGGTGGTGCTGGGAATGGAGTTCCCTTCGGTAGAATGTTTCCTGGTTGATTTGGATCTTCAAGTGGTGCTGAATAATCCATGGAGTCGGATGCTGCTTGTTCCATCTCGGCATCCATGTCATCAATTTCTTCTTCAGTGAATCGTAAGATGTTCTTTTGAATGTATGTCTTGCTGACATATTTTCCTACAAACGGATCCACTTGAGCTAACAATTCAATCCGAGAACGCATGATTTCTTGGTCTTTGCTTTCTGTGTAGTAGGCATCTTGAGCATACACATATTCAATGGATTCTACAATGTCATTCCAATCTTGTTCTGTTAACACACCCTTTAAAATCAATTGTGTTTTCAACAAATCATGGAACATCATGGCGAATTGCCGACGAAGTTTACCAATGAACTTTGTGAACTTCAACTCATCTCGGGTGATTTCAGCAGCACGTCCAAAGTTTAACCCACCTTGTTGTTGCAATCTGGACATTGGCACATTCAACGCTTGATACAACTTGCGTTGGAAATATTCAATGTCAGCAATTTCACCGAGATTTTGCCCACCAGGCAGTGTTTGAATTTCTGTACCCTTTCCACCCTCACGACGAGGCAACCAGAAATCTTCCAACATGCTCATGGCTTTCTTGTCATCTCGAAGTTCACCTGTGTTTACATCATACACCATCTTGTTGCGATAGCGATTCATGATGTCTTTTAGATATTGTTCTGCCTTCAATTTCGGCAAGTTACCAACATCAATATAGAAGATTCTTCTTTCTGGCGCACGAGCTAACCGATAAATCACCAGTGCATTTTCCATCATGCGCAACTGATTGGCTGGCTTGATGGCTTTATGTAAATAACTTAAAACTAATTGATTATCTACGTCAAACAATCCTGATGGAGTATAGCAAATGGCATCTTTTGTGATTTTCAATCCTTGGACATTGGTGTTGACTGCCACATTTTGTGTCATGTGGATGCCCTTTTCATTGTAAATGAAAAACTCTTCCGTGGCTTTTACAAATTCCACACCAGTCTTTGGTTCTTTTTCTTTGATGACATTACGAACTTTCTTAATCTTTCGTGGGTCAATATAGCGAATGTCAGTTAATCCTTGCTTTGGTTTCGCTGTATCAATCACTTTATGAAAATACATTCTACCATCAATGTACCAACGACGAAAATAATCTTGTCCTTTGTCCTTGAAATGTAGTAAACGTAGAACAGTATCAAATTCTTGTTCAATGCTTTTCTTGACACTTGAGGAAACTTTCACATTTCGGAGGTCAAGTTTCACAGAAGCTTCATTATCTAGATTGGCAATGGCTTCATTTACCACATCATCAATGGCGGCGTCCACATCTGCCATCAAAGAGATATCACGATATCTTTTAATTTGTTCTGATTCGTTTTTTGCGGCACCTTCTAAATCCAGGTAGGAACCATAGTATCCTCCTGCTTTGATGGTGTCGAGTGCACCATCGTCAGAAGGCGGCACAAACGAACGCTCAGTTTGTGCCGGACCCTTCCGCTTTATCTCGTATCCAAAAATATCCATAATATGTTACCTATCCTCTTAAGGATTAAACAGGTGTTACTTCAAAATGTGAATATTGGAAAGTCACATTGAATTCTGAAATCACATCATTGGCTGAGTAGGCAAGAGCCACTTCAGACACAGTAATTGGAAATGCATTGAAGATGTTGTATGTACGAATAGTTGCATCGTTACGGTCTAATTGTGCAACTGACATATCACACATATATGTAGCTGGTGCCAATGAACCGCCGTTGTTCACACGGTTGTTCATGAGGTTTGACCATGATTCGAATAAACGACGGAGCTTCATTTCTGTGTCGTTCAATACGGTTATTGTCCATGGATCAAATGTCCGTTCGCCAGCCATCTTTACTTCACGACCACGATATTGCACGATGGTTGGGTTGACGTTTGATGCTGGCAAGGCTGCAGATGTTACTAGTAGTGAATCATCACTTGCACCTGCTCCAACAGCAGCAGGGAAAGTTAGTGTCACTAGGAATTGGTTTGGACGAGCACCACCTGCGCCTAACTTATTCTTAAATTGTGAAATATCCATTTGTATCTTCTCCTAGAAGTTATTAATTAGGCGCCAACGATTTCTTCAAATGCCACGCCAGTACGTGTAGCAATGAAGTTCAATGAGATGAAGTTGATGGAACGAGCTGGCTTGATGTAGATGTCAGCCACGAATTCGTTACGGTCAATTACTTCACCTGTGTTATTTGTTTCATCACAGATTACGCGGAAGTCGTAGATACCACGACGACCCTTGATGTCACGCAAGAATGGTTCCACCAAGTTACGGAATTGTGCACGTGTGAATGCATCATTGAATTCAAACAATTGGTACTTAGCTGCTGTGGCAATGGCCTTTTCTAGTACGATGAACAAGCGACGTACATTGATGCGGTCAAATGCTGATGGCTTGGCAAGAAGTGTCTTGTCGCCGAACAACACAGTGCCTTCACCAGGGAATGATACAACAGGGTTGATACCTGCCTTGTACAATGTGTCACGGTCAGTCTTGTCTGGTGAATAAGCCAACTTCACAACATTCTTGATTTGACCACGATTTAAACCACCTGGTGAGAACCAAGGATCGGCAATGGCATCGGTACGTGCGCACAAACCAGCTACGTCAGCGTTTAATGGAATCCAACGATACTTGTCGTTATACTTGTCGTATTGATACTTCCAACCTGAGTCCATGACGGCATATGATGTATTTACATTGAATGCAGCATCTTGACGTTCAGTAACAATGTCATCAGCTTCATCGCCGGCATTGTTGTATACGGCAGCAAGTGTTGGTGAAACGAACACTACGCAATCTAAGCGAGTTGTTGCAATGTTATCAATGATGTACTTACCAACTGCCAATGAGTGAGGACCATTGATAAGAAGGTTGATGTCAATCAATTCTGCGTTGGCAAACAAGTCATAACCTGTTTGAATTTCTGCATCTGTTGGAGCATCATTGACACCACCTGTCAATGAACGTGTAACAACTGTTGACATGGTCTTGAAGGTGGTAGCTGCTGAGCTTGAGCCCCAAGCAGTGTCACCTGCTTCTACTGATGTGGTGTGATCCATCCACCAAATATACTTTGAACCCTTCAACACTTCAACATAATAGTTGTTGGCACCTGCTGATGTTCTTGCATCAGCAGCTTTGGACACGTTGGCCCACTTTTCAAGAACAGTACCAGCTGTACCTGAGATTAAACCATCTTCGTCGATAACGATGATGTGTAGTTCATCATCAGCACCGCCAAGATTGCTTACATAATCTGAAGTGCTTGGTGCTGAATCAAATTGGTCTTCATATGTCCAACCTGTGAAGGTTGCTGAGTCAGCCATGGAAACCTTAAGTGAGTTGCCTAGTGTACCAGGATACTTGGCAGCAAATTCACCAACGGCGCCTTCACCAGCTGCATAGCTGGCTTCCCATACAGTTTCATTGTTGATTTGAACTGCAGTTCCTGTTGATACAGCGTTACGTGCTGATGTACCAATTGCACGAACTACTTTAAGGTTGTTTGAGTAGCTTAAGAAGTTGGCAGCTGAGAAGAAGCTAGCTGCTGTTGTGTCATTTGGCTTACCAAATGTTTTCACCAATTCAATTTCTGAACTGATGGTTACTGCGTCGAAGCAAGGGCCCCATTGGAAGTCACCCACGAAGCCACCGATTGATGTGGCAACGGCAGGAACTACGTTGGTTAGGTCCTTTTCAACG